GAAGCGAAGCCTCCAATTCCTTGCCGACGGGAAACGCACGAACCACGAACATGACGGCTTGCGCGAGGAACGGAGCGAGGTCCGGCTGTTGCGCCCCGGCCTCAACGGCCTCCTTCATGAACGCGCCCAAAGTCTGCAAAAACTCGACGCGGCTTCTCTTCTCGGCCTCTTCGTCCGCTTTGACCGTGCTGTTCGTCTCGATATCGATGCGGAATGATCGCATGGGCTGATCGCGAATGAGCTTCTCGACCTCTTCCCACGTCGGCTCGCTCATCATCGTCTCGACCTGATCGCGCGTGATCCCTGCGGGCGGCTCCGGCAACGGCTGGCCAGCCTGTTGCGCCTGTTGCACGATCATCTGCACTTGCTGCTTCTCCGTCGCCGTGAAAAGCCGCACACCGGATATCCGCTTGATCGTTTCCAGCGAGAAATGCCCGCAGATCATATCCGTCATTATACGGATAATCCCGCGAACGAAGCGCTGCACCTCAGCCTGCCGGTCATTCAGGCGCATCGACGCGTATTGCGACTTGATTTCCTGAGCCGTAGCCGTCTCGTTCGGGTCGGAGTGGCCCCGGATGATATCCGATAGGCCGGTAATCTCTTGCAGGTCCGCCTTGACCTGCGCACGGACCTCGTAGAGGCCGCGAATGGCTTCAACGATATCCCGCAGAGGCAAGAATTCGATGACGCCCTTTAGGCCGCCCTTTTCGGCAAACACGGCCCACGTCTCAACCGGGATAAGCTGGTTTTCCACGCCTTCCGTGAGCAGCCGGTTGAGCCCCGAAACGCTCGCATCGTAGACGCCTGCAACCTTCAGCGAGCGCTCGATCGATGCGATGCGGCCCGTAATGTTGTCGAGTTCCTGGGCCTGATCCTGATATTCTACGTAATCAGGAACGGGAATAAGGCTGTCATTCGCGATAGTCGCCAAGAGCGGCACTGGCGCGGGGAAAAACCCCTCCAATTTCAGAGGATCGTCGCGATAATCGAGAGCATTCGGAACGGCCTTATTGAACCACACCGCGCAACTATGGTCCTTATCCCAAAGCTCGTAAACGACGCCGCGCTTTTCGAGGTTCTCAAGCGGTGTATCCTTCAAATCCTTCGGCACATAATCGAGCGGCACAAGATCGCCACTTTCGCCGAACCGCTCGCGCATGGCATCGCGTGTCATATAGACACGGCGCCACATCATCGAAAGTTCCTCGGGCGTGCGGCAGATATTGTGCCCAAAATCGTCACAATTCACGTAATCGGTAAGGACGTGTTCGAACGTCACCCTCTCCCCTGACGGGGCATTCTCGCCTTCGTCTACATCGTCCGTAAGTTGCGTTTCATCGCGCTCGATAACCGGCTCGTAGCGAACCCATACCGTACCGCGCCCCGGCAACAGGTAATCCAAGACGGCCTGACGTATCGTGCGCCCGAATTCGTCCGTGTCGCAGAAGAACGCAACCGAACGCTCCAATATCTGCGACGTGACGCGGCCCAGCGCATCCTCATTCTTATACCGGCGCTGAATGTCCGGCTTGGGGTTGCGCGCGTACAGCGTCGGCAAAAGCGTCTGGACGTTCGCCCACAGCGCGTTGAACCGCCGCATATTCGATGCTTCGCCCTGTTGCCCGCGATCATCCTTGTAGCGACGGACGATCTTCTTTGAGCGTTCCGACCAGTCGCGGGATTCGCGCTCGTACAGGTTCACCTCGGCAAGCCACCGCGTGATCTTGCGGGGTTCATCCGCTTCAGCTTCGTCATCCGCTAGGATTGGAACATCATCCATGGTCTTTTTCTATCTGCCCAAGCACTACCAGCATCTAGTCAACAATTTCGTCTTCAGTTTTCCGATCAATTTCAATATCCTTAAACGCGTCAGAAACGATACGGGGGGACAGTGGCCGGTGAAGGTGGGAGGAGGAACAGATAATCGATGCAATCTCCTTTGCTACGCCGCTATGCATTTGAACTACAATCCTCCGTTTGGATAGGGATGAGCCCCTCAGACGTAAAACGCCGTCAGATTGATCGATCCACCGGTAACGGCGATGTAGCACCCCGTCGAAAAACAGGCCGGGAACATGTGATACCCGATTGCGGGCGTAATCGTCCCACTGATCGGCGTCGTTGTACCGGTTGCCGGATCGTCATAGATGATGATGGTCCCTGCGGCAGTGGAGTTGACATAAAACCCGCCCAATATCCCCTGCGACGCCTTGATATTCGTGCTCGCCGATATGTTTTTGGGGGTGAAAGTTTCGTTCGCGCCAAAAGCCATGCCCTAAATCCTCTCGTTCCGGCGATTATCGCCAAAGCCAACGCCGTTCGGCCAAAAAACCTCAGACGCCGTCAGATCGTTGAAATATCGCGGCTTGGCCACGGTCGCATCGGGACGCGCGTACGGACGCGACATGCACGCGTACCGCCAACTATCTCCCGCGTGGTCTTCCATGTCCGTGTCTAGATCCTCGACATGATGAGCGTCGTGCTGAAGCAATGGTATTGTACGAATGGCGTCAGTGCAACTACTGTAAACATATAGCATGGGCTGATCGCCCTCGCCAATCATCCGGGCCCGCATTTGGTCCCAGCCGCCCATGGCGCCCCGCGTGGCCACACGGCGATTGTCCGCATGCCGGAATGTCACCTTGTTGCCGCTGCCCCGGTAGAGCCGCTCTGCGATGCTGGGGCCACCATCAGACGCAAAAGCCGCCGGGTCCAGGACGCCGTAGGAGATATGCTCCCCAACCTCCGCCTTGGCGATCTTGGCTCCTACCGCTTCGGCAGGCTCTTTGGTCCCGACATTGGGCTGGTTGACCCGATCTATCGCACCGTACAGCTCTCGATAGCAGATCAACGCCCCGCGCGGGATTTGCCGTCCCTCGGCACGGAATGTATCCTGAACGACGCAAAACCAGTGAAAAGCGTATGGCCGCGCCGAACCCCAATCCCCTGACCGGAACCGTATCCACTCGGGCGGTAGCGTCACCGGGCGCAATACCATGCGCGGGGTCCAACAATCGAAGAATGCCCCCGCCACGATATTCCAGTCGCCTTCGGTCCATGCCCGCCGGAGCGCCTCGTTGCCGCCGGTCGCAGCCAAGATGCGGGTGCGGTAATTCGGATCGGCGGACATAAGAGCGGCGTTGTCCGCGAGCTTGGACGACACAAATATCCGAACAAATCTTGTCTCCGGATCAATGTACGGCGCGAGCGGAGGGGCTATATCCACGTAGCGCTGCTTGACCCAGATATGGCCGACGCCGCCGGGATTGCCCGTCAGGCGCACGCTGCATGGCACGCCGTGGGCGGACCGAAGGGTTGATAGCATCTTGAGCAATCCCGTGGGGGTGGCGTACTCGGTTACCTCATCGAACGATATCCGGGTGTATTGGTGCCCGTGGTAGCGACCGTAATCTTGCTCGCGCTCGATGAACCGCATCTTGACCGATGCGCCAGACGGCCAGTACCAGCAATTCGAGAACGGGTATTCCGCACTCGGCTGGGATTTATAGACCCCGCCGGACGCCGGAAAGATTTCCATCGCCCGCGATTGAAGCTCTTCCATTTCGGGGTAGGTCTTGCGGAACATGATGCCCCGCGAATGCGCGCCGTACCGGAGCGCGCCAAGCTCTTGATATCCGAGTTGGAAGTCAGATTTCCCGCCGCCACGCTCCCCGCCGAAGAAAAGCTCATCGCACCAATCCGCCTCCATCGCTACCATTTGCGCGCCGGGCTGGGGAACCCACATTAGAGCCAGTCTATCCGGTCGAGGTAGGACAGGCCATCCTTGCTCGTGCACGGCTCAAGCCCCGCCGCCCGCAGGTGGCCGCGCAACTCATCCAACAGCGCGAACTGCTTTTCGTGCCGCAAGCGATCGATCGTATCCTTGACGCGGTCCGCGAGCAGATCCAACTCGCGGCGGACCGCGCGATCTAACACTGCGCGGGCGTACCCATCTCTGAGGCGTGCGGCCAGTCTACCTGCGAGCGGGGTCACTGTAGGCCCCTGCGTATGATTGTCACCTCGACTGCCCGGACCGCCCGCTCGTACCACGTCGGGCGGCGGACGTTACCGCGATTATGCGCGTAGTCGCGCATGCATGGCAGTAATTGCCACCATAAGTGTTTGTTTTTACCGGTTATCTGCCCGAGCCACATACCTAGGGCGTACCGGAAAAACCCAATCGTCGGCACGTACCGCCACGGCAACCTTACGCGATCCGTCATTTTTGCTCCTTACGCGGATTGATCTCAATCGTCTTGACCGGCGTGTTGACGTAGCGAGCGATCCATTCTTCACGGCTCATGGGCGGAAGAATCGCAATTGCCGTGGTCACCGCGCCCTCATGCGCCATGTGCACGTCTTTAGGCAATACCTTGGCTAGCAGGGCCATGAACGGGCCAGGGTTCTCTTCAGCCTGCCGGGTGAGGTAGTCCGCGCCGCCGCACCTGTCGAGTGCCTCCAGGATCATGCCCCGAAGCTTATCGGTATCGCGGTTCGTAGCGCCTTTTTGGCGCCCGCCCCATTTTGGATGTCCTTTTGGTGCTGGCATTATGTTAATATAACAAACCCTTTATGTGTTGGGAAGCAAAAATGGCTTTGATTGCGGGGCTTCGTTTTGGCTGGCGGGTGTGGAATTCTACATAATTTTATGCGTGAAACTTACCATTGTAAGGTAC